TCCTGCTGGAACCAAGATCCAGCTCAAGGCCACCGGTGTCACGGCTTTCGTTGAGGGCAATGTCAGCTTCTTCATTGATCTCCGCAACTGCGACGAAGCCTAGTCGAACCGCAATACGGGGGAGGGTCTAGGCTCTCCCCCGGCTCTATCTCTTGGAGGATGCGTGGCGACTGTTCGGGAAATCTGCCAAGATGCTCTGATTGAGATCGGAGCGAATGGCCCCGCCGATGCGATGACCGCTGAGGACGGGGCATACGCTTTGCGGGCGCTGAATCGGATGGTTCAGAAGTGGTCCACTGAGGAATTGAGCGTCTACACGGTCAACCGTGACCTGTATCCCCTGGTAGCCGGGACCGCATCCTATACCCTCGGCACGGGTGGGGTTTGGAACGCTCCACGCCCCGCACGAATCCAGATGGCCGCTGTGCTGGTGAACACGGCGCGGCCCATTGAAATACCTGTCCAGATCCTGACGGATGAGGAATGGCGCGATGTGTCGGTGAAGACCACGCCCAGCACCTTCCCGACGAAAATATGGATCACCGGGAATGTCCCATTGAATACGGTCTTCTGCTGGCCTGTCCCGCAGGATTCCACGGTTCAGATGGTGATCTACTCTTGGGGCAGGGTGAATGAGTTCACCAGCCTCAACGATACGGTGGTTCTGCCGCTGGGCTATGAGGAGGCCCTGGTCACGAACCTGGGCATGGCCCTGTCGAACTCCTACGGGGTCCAGGTTGGGCCTGCGCTCCAGCAGCGGGCATTCTCAGCCAAGGCCGCGCTGGAATCTCTCAATGTGGATCCGTTGTATGCGTCCTTCGATGGTTTTGGTGGCGGTCGCTCCGTGGCGATTGCGACAGGGGGTTTGCAGGTGGATCGGTAACCGGAGGCGTTATGCCACTCAAGAAGGGCAGTTCCAAGAAGAATATCTCAGCCAACATCAAGACTGAAGTGGCCGCTGGCAGGCCACAGAAGCAGGCTGTGGCCATCGCACTTAATGTGGCTCGGAAGAGCGGGAAAGGGCGGGGAAAATGAAGAAAGAGATCGGTATCCCCAAGAATGCCCCCAAGAATGCGAAGAAGGCGGACGAACTGATGGATAAGGCCAAGGGCATCAAAGAAGGTTCACCCGCTGATCTCAAGGCGGACAAGAAGATCATGAAGAAATACGCCAAGACGACTTACTGATGACAAGGATCAATGGGTTCATCGGCGGGGCTTATACACTCCAGCAGGTCTCTATAGACTGCCAGCGGTGCATGAACCTATATCCTCAGATCACAGAATCGCAGAACCAGGCAGATGGGGAGATCGGCGCTCTGATCAGTGCCCCTGGGTTGCGACTGCTTGGCACCTGCGGGACGGGGCCGATCCGTGGGATCTATGTGGCCTCCACGGGTGGCATGGCTGTGGTAAGTGGCTCCGAGGTGTATCGGGTGGGCCTGAACTGGACCTTCGTCAAGGTCGGAGACCTGCTGACCAGTTCGGGCCGTGTCTCAATGGCAGATAACGGGCTCCAACTGATAATCGTGGATGGTGTCCATGGCTACATCGTGAGCCTCAGCACAGGGACGCTGACCCAGATCACGAGCGCATCGTTCCCTGGCGCCGATACGGTGACCTTCCAGGACGGCTACTTCATCTGCAACAATCCAGGCACTGGCCAGTTCTTCTGGTCGAACCTCTACGATGGTCTGACCTATGATGCGCTGAACTTCATCACGGCTGAGGGTTCGCCGGATGCGACCGTGGCGGTGCTTTCCAATGCCCGGCAGTTGTGGGTGTTCGGCGCTAAAACGATTGAGGTCTTCTGGAACTCAGGCAGTGACTCCACCTTTTCCCGAATTGACGGGGCATACATCGAATATGGATGCTCAGCCCCCAGCACGGCCCTTCGGTTCTCGAATACGATCATGTGGGTCGGTGGCGGCCCTAATGGAGCGGGGATCGTCTGGCAAGCCCAGGGCTACCAGCCGAAGCGTGTCTCGAATCATGGCGTTGAGCTGGCGATCCAGGGGTATGGTGACCTGTCGAGTGCAACGGCCTGGGCCTACCAGAAAGACGGTCATGCCTTCTATGTGCTGAACTTCCCAAATGCTAACACTTCATGGGTTTACGATATCAGCACGGGCCAGTGGCATGAGCGGGCCTATCTAGGTTCCGATGGGAACTTCCAGAGACATCGGGCTGAGTGCTATGCCTTTGGCTTCAATGAGCATTGCGTGGGTGATTACCAGAACGGGAATATCTACGCCCTGGATTCCAATACTTTCACGGACAATGGGAACCCTCTGGTGAGGCTCCGCAGGGCTCCACATCTGTCTGCTGATGGCCGTCGGATCTTCTTTAGCAAGTTCCAGCTTATGTCTCAAGTGGGAGTTGGGTTGGATGGTTCCCCGGCTGTGGGGATTGACCCGCAGGTGGAGCTTCGCTACTCGGATGACTTCGGGAACACTTGGAGCACACCACAGGCAAGGAGTCTTGGGAAGATCGGTGAATACGCCAAGCGGGTCATCTGGAGGCGCCTGGGACAGTCTAGGACTCGGGTATTCGAGGTCCGTGTCTCAGATCCGGTGGATGTGACGATCCTTGGGGCTGAACTCGACGCGACTCCTGGGGTGTCCTGATGGTTGTCAAGATCATCCAGCCTAGCGACTCAGACCCTACCAGCAGCGGTCCCGCTGGGTGGGGTCCAGTTCCAACGGTAGGGGGGAATGTCTCAACCTCGATACCTGATCCGATTACGGGGGTTAGCACCACCAGCACCCAGCAGACCGCCTCAGCTACCACCCAAGCCATCGCCCAGGCAGTATTCCTCCCTCCCGCTCCCACCTGGTCACCGCTGCTTGATTCTGCTGGCGGCATGACCTCGCCGTGGATCACATGGTTCCAGACGCTGACCCGGAAGCTGGGAGGCTACACGAACACCCCATACGATGACGCTCAGATTCTGTCCGACATCCCCAAGATCGTTGACCAGGCGGCTCGGGCGTCTTTGGATGCTCTGGCCCTATTTGATGCTCCATCTCAGCAGCAACCTCAACAGGAGACCGAATCTGATCTCTGGTTTGGCATCCAAAAGCCTGCTCTATGGGGCTCCATCACAGGCGCATCGGCTCAGGCTGCTCCAGCTGGCGGGTGGACCGGGAACCATGGGCCTGTGAATGTAACCACCCTCACTGCCACCAATGGATTGATCCTACCCAAAACATCAGGCATTGGAATCAAGGTTGAGGAGGCGGCTCCCACCTTCCCGTGGCGCGATCTGATCGGTGACATGCGCCCTGACCCAGGAGGAACTAATAGCCCGACACTAAACGTATTCCGTGGTGGCGCAGGAAGACAATACTCCTACTCCGTAAACGACAAGATGGATTTCCAGTTCCATGTCCCACACGATTATGTTCCCGGAACTGATCTTTTCATCCACATCCATTGGAGCCATAACGGGACAGCCATTTCAGGCAATATGGTCGCCTCAATCGCATCCACATATGCGAAAGGCCACAATCAGGCCATTTTCCCTGCCGAGAAAACCGTCACGATTACCTACCCAACGGTTAATATCGCCACTACGCCGCAATACATTCACCGAATTGACGAGGTTCAATGGTCATCTTCGGGTGGCTCGTCAACCCTCTTTGATACCGCAATCATTGAACCCGACGGTTTGATCCTCGGGTGCATGACCGTAACGGGTATCCCGACCATTACTGGCGGGTCTCCCAACGAACCCTTTGTTACGTATATTGATTTGCATTATCAAAGCACCGGGATAGGGACTAAACAGAAGGCCCCCAATTTCTACGCCTGATTTCCTAAGGAGCTAACATGAGTGTCACCCCCCGCACGATTACCGCTGCTCAGCTGACTACCACCGCCGCGATCTACTACACGGCTCCTGCGAATATTAAGTCACTGATCAAGAAACTCACCTTCACGAATACGACAGCCGGAGCGCTGACTGTCACGGTCTACCTCGTGCCTAGCGGCGCCACTCCTGGAGTCACGAACATTCTGACCTCGGCCCAGCCCATCGCTGCTGGTGAGACCTGGGAGTGCTTCGCTGCCGAGGGGCAGGTTCTCCAGACGGGTGGAACTATTCAGGCGCTAGCCTCTGCTGCTACCTCCATCACTATCCAGGGTGCAGTGGCGGAGGTAGTCTGATGATGTTCACTGCCCCCTATGTCCAGTCTGGACCGCATAGCGCGGTCATCGGGGCGCTTCGGGTGCTCATGCAGGCTGTGACACCAGAGTCGCGGCGGGACGCTATCGCGGCGCTGGAAGATCAAATGGCGAAGTTCCCGCAGGTAGAACAGCCCTTGACTCACCATTTCAATGAAGGGCAATACGCCCGGGAGATTTTCAACCCAAAGGGGTCTCTGATCGTCACCAAGACGCACAAGCAGGGGAACTTCAGCTTCATCCCAACTGGTCGGCTCCTTGTAATCAGTGAGGATGGTCAGAAGGAATTGTCTGCGGGGCAGTTTTTCGCCACGAAGCCAGGAACCAAGCGGCTGATCTATGCATTGGAGGACACGCGGTTCGTGACGGTCCATCCTAATCCACTGAACCTAACTGATTTAGATGAACTGGAACGGCAAATTATTGATGGAGGTGCCTAATGTCATGGGTGGCCGTTGCAATCGGGGGAAGCGCCCTCCTTGGGTATATGGGTTCTCAGAACGCTGCCTCGGCACAGACTGGCGCCGCGAATCAGGCTAACGCCACTCAGATGGCGCAATACAATCAGTCCCGCCAGGATCAGATGCCATGGATGAACCGTGGCAACGCGGCTGGGAACCAGATGGCCTACCTG